TGTTCATTTCTTCTTACTCCTAATAATATTGATGGCTATTGACATACCCCTGTTAAGGCCACGCTCATAATCATCTTCAGGATAGTCAATACAAGTCTCTATCTCTTTAATAATCTTCTCTCTGATACTGCGCTCTATCCACTCAAACATTATTCCCCGCCATCGCTTGGTGTCTATACATTCTGCCATAAGCATCAGCATCGTTTATCTGACAAGCGCCATAGTTAGTAAAGAGTCCTGCATAATCTTTACCATCAGCAGCGTGTGGCCCAAAACGATTCTTAACTACAGCAACTCTCAATACATTATCTTGTGGGTCGTAGCCCAATGTAAGTATCAGCGCCGGTAATTGACTTACCTTACCGTGAATAGCACGACGTGCAGGTGGGTTAATAGTAGAACCATACTCACTCTGCTCTGATACGTGGTGCAATACCAGCACACACGCTTCAGTCTTACGTGCCATATCGTGTAGCTCCATCATAATTGCACGAAGACCAGCCCACTCATTATCAGTTTCAGCGACTACATTCATTAAGTTATCTATGACTATCAACTCTGGAGCCTGTCCATATAATTCCACATACGCCCGAATCTCAAGTTCAAGGTCATCTAGTGAAGGTGATGAATCAAAGACCCACTTAATGTTATTTAGTTTTGGTAAATGCTGATCGTAATAATGAGTGTTGCTAGCCAAGTTGCTTTCAACTAACACCTGAGAATGTCCTGATAGATGAGCCGCAGCTCTCATCATAACCGTAGTTGTGTCAGTATCAGCAGAGAAGAATAACGTAGGCACATCTGCTCTGATTGCATATATCAATGCGAACATTGACTTACCAGCATTAGGCGCTGCTGCAACCATACATACTTGCCCACGTCGGAACTTGATTTGCTTATTAGATAAGGCTCTCCATACATCAGGTAGTGGTGTTGCTTTGGTAAGGACACCACTCCAAGCTCTGGATAAATCAAGCAACGTTATCTCTCCTAAGTATTATGTTTCGCTGTCTTCTTATAGATGATCTGGCTCTAACGGTTAGACCGCCCCAGATACCGTGCTGTTCGTTATATATGCCCCATTCAGCGCATTCAATTTGGTGGGGACATTTACCACAGATTGATTTAGCATAGCTAACAACCTGTTGCATTTGATAACCAATTTCTATTTCAGGAAACCAGTAATCTCCGCCCACTTCGGCACATAATGGAGCCTCGAATTCTTGAGGCTCTCGCATTAGTTATCGGATCCACACCGTCTCGCACTTATCAGGTGCGCCCTTCGGTGCTGCACACATCAAGCCCTTCCAGGCTTTACCTTGTGCATTGGTTCCGCTACGAAGTGACATTGCTCCGTGCTTACATTGTTGTTCCGCTCCTGTCGAAGCAGGAGCATTGTTAAAAGGTGGTGTATCAACTACTGGTGTAGCGTTGAATGCTTTTGCTGCATATGCAAAGTTACCTTGGCTACCTAGTGCTGTTGATGTTGACTTAATTAGTTCAGCCAAATCTTGAATCGTTGTTAGTTGTGCTTCAAGTTCTGCTTGTGATGAAGCATAGATATTAATAAGAGTTCCATCAGCTAACTTAAAGTTAGCCTGCAACTTAGTTGAATCGGGTGCTGCCATTTACTTGCCTCCACTTTGTTTGATAGATAAGCGATTAGATTCTGCACCTGATTTCTTAGGAACAAAACCTAGAAGTTTCTCAACTTCCTTGTCGTCAACAGTAGACCTACCAGCGACTGTTGTCCAACTGATTTGCACTCCGCTAAGAGTGCTACCTATTACTCCCTCGAAGCTGGCCTTCAAGGAATCCTTTTGTTTTTCTAACTCTTTAATCTGTGCGTCATACTGTAAATATAACAACGCATTCTTGTCAACATCAGGGTCCGGTATCAATACCTCACTGACTTCGATACGTTCTTTTTTTAGACCAACGCATCCCATCTCACCAGATGCGTCGTAGTATTTACAATAGAACTTGCAGTAACTTTCATCCTTCTCAGGATCAGGTGCTGTTGCAGATTCTTTAACTGCTGCTAACCAACCAAGTGCTTCAAGTGCCATTGCTTCATCGTAAGGTTCTGAGTGCCACTTGATATCACGTTCATCACCATCACGTGCAATCGCTACAAGGTTAACGTTCTTAACATCATAACCATTCTTAGATAATAGATAGCCATATACCTGCACCTGCCAACGCTGTTGCGTTGATGGGAAGTAACCTAGGTTCTTTATCTTGCTAGTCTTCCAATCAATCACATCACCAGATTCTGGTATGAATAAGTCAACGTGTGCTTTCATATCACCGTGTTGAACTTCAGCTTCCACTACATACTTCTCACCCTTTGGGTCAATAGCACCGATAGCTTCTTCAATGGCTGCGTGAATAGCAGTTCCCATAATTGCTGCAAGTTTTAATTCGTTGTCATTAGTTTCCGGTTGTGCATTCAACCGATACCAAACCTTGCGACGGCAACCACCAAGTTCTGATGGACCTACCTGTGTCTGAACTGAACGCGATCTACTTGCATCTTTAGCACGTAGAACACTTATCAATAACTCTTTTGCATCGGTCATTGCAGTTCCTTTCCACATTCTAAACAAACGCAAGTTGAAGATGGGCCATCACAAAACCACATATGACCACATACCCAACAACGTAATTTCTTATAGAGTTTAATCATTACATCGTCCTTTCCTGGACTACCAACTGTAAAGGCTTGCCAGTATTGACGTCAAGGACCGACGCAATCTCAACTGCTTTTCGGGCGAGTCGCTTTGCTTCGTCTAACTCCAGTTCAGTCTGGACACCTGAATAAAGATACCCAAGAGCAAACTGCCCGCCACTACCGATAGCGTAAGCTCCGACATCGCTTTGGAAAAAAGAGAGGTCACAAGCAACCCGAAAGATATTGCCGTTAAAGCTAAGTAAATAATCGAAACCACCATCTGGATCCACCTTATTGAAGTCGTAGTTGTTTGCATTAAATGCCTTGATAATACTAGGGATAACTTTCTTCCCCATAAAACTTACTGGATTCTCTCCACGATAAGCAGGTGGTTTCCAGTTGTATGCGAGTATATCTCCTGGCCTAGTGTCACCGGAAATAGCAAGTAGGAACTTACCTACCTCAACTATCTTCGGTGTGCTAAGTGCGAGAGTTACTAGATTAGATTCTGTGATTTGACTATCAGCTACTAAGACTGCGTAATCAATCCCTTCTATTCCAACAACTGTTGTAATGGGACACCTTCTTTCCTTGGACGTGAATCATATCACGACACGCCAGAGTTTCCTACTAGGCGTTGTTTTACTAGAGTCTGTGTATAATACGAGCGTGAGCGAGTTTAAACGGTCTGAGCGCCCTTCAGGGGCGCGTAACGGGCAGTATACGGTTACTATGCGGTTCCGTCTACCAACCCTGTTTAAAAATAAGAACCGTCTGCCTGATAAATTTGGCACGGACTTGAGGTCCTTGGGACCGATACACGCCTGTCCTTGTGGATCACAAGTCTTTAATGTAATGGCTTCCTTTGAAGACTACGAGCTAGTCTGGTATCACCTTGACGCTACCTGCGTCAACTGTGGCAACCTAGTAATCGTGCCTTGTCCTGTTGACAAGGAGTAAACAGAAGTAAATTGATTTCGAGTTGGGGCGATTAGTAACCCTGACCCACCCGTTACCCCTACCCAGTAATAAAAGTCCGGCAACTCGCCATCTTTCACCCCGTAAAACGGCATAAAAAAATAAGCCCCACCCCGGTTAAGGAGTGGAGCTATATGGTGCCTCGCAGAAACTTAGGTTATTTTGCTGAACCTAATCCAAATTCTTTTTCAGTCTTGTCTGCCCACTTAGCAGCAGGTGCTGCAAGGGAACCAATCAAGATGGCATATTCTGGTGCGATATCTGCTGCTAAGGCGATAGCCATAGTTATTGCTGATGCTAGGACTGCACGAAGGTAAGACATAAAAGCTGCCTTAGTCTTTGGGCTTTTTAGTTTCTTTAATAGGTCTTTCATTTCTTGCTCCATTTCGGTCTGCCAAACCCGACGATAAATACACCGAGCTTGCGTTTGTTGTTTGCCTTATACGCACGGATGCGTAGTGCAACTTCCCCACCATTGGCCTGTGAGCCAGTAGGTTTCTTCTCTGGACTGGTATTGCCTTCGATAGTGGTAACTGTTCCATCGCCATTATCTTTTAGGATAATACCGACGTGGTCTACCTTCTCGCCGCCAGGGAAGTCAAAGAAAACTATGTCACCAGGTTGTGGCTTCTCTGTTGCTGCATTGAACCAAGTGCCTAAACCTTGGAAGCCTGCTTTACCAGCAGGTGTATAGATGCAGTTAGGAATCTTTATCTTGGCTTTTGTAGCACACCAGTTGACGAAATAACCACACCAGGGTTGTCCGTTGTTCTTATTGTATTTAACTTTGTTACCGTCGGCTTCTACTACGCCGACCTCTGCCTGTGCTATCTCTAGGAACTTATCTACTTGACTCATTTGCGATCCAATAACATATCTATTACCTCGTCAAGACGTCGTTCAAGTCTATTGACCTGATCCTTGAGGCTGCCTCCACCATTCGGGCGAAGTTCATATAGATAGTGTTTTACTAGCCAGCGAACAGCGCCAGCAAAGGCTGTTACTACTGCGATGATGGCTACGATAAGTGATGCCCAGTTAGCAGGTGTCATTTTATACCGATCTGATTGTTACTAGGAGCGTTCCTCCATAGCCGGAGAAGCGCTTGTCTGACGGGGTCTTGTTAATAAAATCCATTTCTTCTATGAGTCCAATATAAGACTCACCTGTTCTAAAGTCTTCGACCTTAATGGTATCGCCGACATTCTCTACCGATTCTAGTTGTATCATACGAGCATAGGCAGATCCTTCGTAACCTACCTCGTTGCCAAACTTATCCATCTCGTGGTCATAACAGAACAATGGGTATTGGATTAAACGCTGACGCGGGATAGCTGGTAGCGCCTTAATCTGGTAGCCAGTAAAGAGTGGGCCAAGTGTTGCGTTACCAGTCTTACGAAAAAGGGTAAATTTAAAACTTAGATATTGTTGAGAACCTGGTGGATAAGCAACGTTTATTTCAGGGACTGTTTCGCCATCAGAGAATGTTCCGATAGTAACTTCTTCGTTACTGGCGGAGATAGATGCAATAGATATTCCACCATCTGTTGTATCAATACGTGGATAAACAATCTTAAATATCTTTCCTTCAAGGGTGTTATACCGAACAAAGCCTGTCTGCAAATAGCCTTCAGATACTAACTCAGTGGCAGACTCTATGTATACAGCGCCGTCGGTTACCTTTTTGGTGTTGCAGAATGCTAGACGGTTGGTATCACCAATAAAAGCACAAGCAGTTGTGTTGTTACCAAGGGTATCTGCAGGGTTGTATAGGTCATTTGCATAAGCAAATACTAGTTGACCAACTTCAGTGCCAAGGTTTATACGGGTAAGTCCTACTTGTCCTTCAACTCCAGTAGCTGCCCAAATGTATTTATCTCTGAAAGCAAAGTCATAGACTGGTTGGTCTGATTCAAAGAGTAATGGGCCATAAGCAATAGTTCCATCGGCAGAGTTAACATCAGCGATACGAACACCTTGGTTAGTTCCAATAGCCATATAACCCAGATAATAGGAAATCTTAAAGACTGTTTCACCTACTGGCATTTCAGCAGCAGTAATAGCACTGGTAAGGGTAGGCATAGCACCAGTATTTTCAAGTGTAAACTTGTAGATATTGGATTGGATACCGCTATAACCTGAAATGTAAATAGCAACACCTGATGAAGTTATGCTTGTGAATATGTGGTCAAGATCTTTGTGGCTATAAACAGCAGTAGGTAAGGCAGTTGCTGTTGATGAGAATTCATAAACCTTGTCATTGACGCACATAATGATACGCTCTTTGGTGTATTCAATTACAGCGTTGGTTACAACAATGTTTGGATGTGTAAACATTTCAGTTGCTGCGGCGCTTGAATTTAGTGGACGCTTGTTAACCTGCAACCTGTTAGTGCCTGTCTTATTGGTCACCCAATAGGCAAATACGCCGTCATCACAGATTGCATAGACTGGATAATCTGTTCCTGAGTTATAGTCAACAAAGTGTTCTAGGCTTGAGGTGCCAGTTCCTAATGGTGATACCACAGTAGATGGGACGTTAGTTGCAGTCTTGGCATAGGTAAAGGTGGTCGCAGTTGGGACACCTGTAATTTTATATTCGCCATTGAATGTAGCGTCAACACCAGTAATGGTTATTTGATAACCAACTGCAAGGCCGTGAGCAGCAGTAGTTGTCAGGGTTGCTACGTTAGTTGTCAAGGCTTTGTTATTAATGGATACAGTAATGGTTGGAAATACTTTATCTACATCGTAGTCATCAGCTAGTAAAACTCCATCATAGGAGTTGCTATTCTGAGTCCATTGAATAGATCGCATATACTGTGATGGGCGCTTGTTAGTTCTAATAGCACCGGTAGTCACGTGAACACTATTGCAACTCTTTAGCAGGGTAGCTTGGCCCTTAGTCCAAACATCTAAACCTTTAGACTCGGTATACTGGAAGCGTAGCGATTCATCCTGGATAGGTTCAAAGAACTTAATACCTTGACCAAAGTGGAATGATGACTGAGAACGTAGCCACCAACCAGTAAGGGTCTGCTCACCAGGCTCACGGCTTTGGTCAATCTGTTGCTTGCGGTATTGGGCAGTAACACGACGGTAAGGCATATCATCGGTAGCACCGATAAAGAATGGCAGACCAGCAATAGCCATATCATAGGCTTCACCAGTTGCTATATAGTTGGTAGATCCCGCAGGGTTAGATAATGGATAGGGTATACCCTCGGTAATATCATCGCCATATGGCATCTACTTACTCCTTTGATTGTTTTGTTGCATAAAAGTAAAGCAGTTTAAAGACGTGCTTAGGTCTACGATATGGTTATTCTTTAAGCGCTTTTACTCAGGCGCGGCTTCATTGTCTATCTGTTGCTCAACTGTTGGATTTAACCATTCCTGATATTCAGGGTTATCCTCTGTGCAAGTAACGCGGCATAGGCCGTCATCATCTATGCGAGCGTAAATTTTAATGCCTTCAGTATTTGTTGTTAATAGTTCGTATTTCATAGTTCTGCACTCCATCCAAGGTAGGCTGCGTTGTTTCTCGCATTAAAATGTGTTGCATTTCCAGCAACTAATCCCGTAGAAATAAAAACAAAAGTTGCCATACTGACTGATGCGTTGTTGAAAATTGGGACGGCTGTGCAATCATTGAAAGTTAGGTTAGATGTGCTTAAACCATAATTAGCAGCGGTGCCAGTTTGTTCTAATGCAGTTGGGTTTGTGCGCATTTCAACAGGGAATGGAATTAAACCTAAAGCGTTTGTTGTTAAATAAACCTGACCAAGATTAAAACTCTTTGAA